AAGAATAATGGTCAGTGGAGGATCATACGATGACTGGCTGGACGCAGTATACGACCACGACAGATTCGTAAAGACAGAAATACCAACCTACCACGGAAGCCTTATAAAGGAAATAATATTCCAAGAAGTAATTAGCAATAGTCAAGCAACTTCAGACGATGGTACACAACCGTTAGGAACACTGGCAGGCAAAGGAAAATTAAGCGAACACAAACACAAAGGCGGCAGAATAAGAATTAAGGTAGATGAACCGGGATATATAATAGCACTGGCATCAATAACACCAAGAATAGATTATAGCCAAGGTAACAGATGGTTCACATACTCCATCATAACAATGGAGGACCTACACAAACCGGGGTACGACCAAATAGGATTCCAAGACAGCGCAACAGAACAAATGGCTTGGTGGTCAACAATATGGGATGGAACGAATTTTCACAAATTCTCATATGGAAAACAAACAGGATGGATACACTACCAAACAAACTATGCAAGAACTTACGGAAACTTCGCAATAGAAAATAATGAGATGTTTATGACACTCAACAGAAGATACGAACCAGAGTTCGGAGTAACACCGTTAGTAAAAATCAAAGACCTAACTACATACATTGACCCAGCCAAATATAATAACATATACGCGCAAACGAGCTTAGACGCGCAAAACTTCTGGGTACAAATTGGAGTAGGAATGGAAGTAAGACGTAAAATGTCAGCTAAAGTAATGCCAAACCTATAACAAATGGACATCGAGGCACTATTAGCACACATAACAATATGGACTATCCTAATATGGATAGTACTATTGATAATGGAAAACAAAAAATAAATAACCGGGGGAGTACCTAAAGGGAAACCCCACAAAACCAAAAAAATGTACAGATACAAACAAGCAAGACCTACAACGTTACAGGTCAATCAACAATATGTAGCTGAAACAATGGAGGAAAAACTACGTAGGCTAACAAACAACAACGAGCCGATAGACTCAATAGCACAACGAATATACACAGAACGAAAAGACGGGGTACAACCTGAATACAACATAAGAACTGACAGATGGGAAATAGCAGCGGAAGGAATGGACTACATAACAAAATCCAATCTAGCAAAAAGAGAGGAACGGATTAAAGGAATGGAACAAAACTTAGAAGATCAAAACAAAGACCTAAACAAACCAAAACAAGAGAACGGGGGACCCGAGCCAACAGCCGGCACTGATCAAAAGTAACTACTTAACTATCAATTATTAACAAATAATCAAAAAAAGCGGTACGCGCCTGTTCTATATTATGAACTATGGTGTGACCGCTTTTTAAAAAAGCGCGAAAACATGATAAATAACAAATTACAACTATGGATGGAATACTTTGAAACTATGGCCCTGAAAAGCAATAGGATGCTCAGGAGGTGGATAAGAAATGAAATCTATGGGAATTACCCAAAAAACACTAAAAGACGTCTAATGAAGTCTACAAGACGAATGATACACATCGACAGGCAAGAAAACAAATTACAAAACAGATCTACACATTAATTAAATTTAAAATACAAACATATGGGATTCGATATAGGAACACTCGGAATGCAAGCAGCAAGCGGAGTAATAGGGGCAGGCATGGGAATAGCACTGGGAAACTACAACGATAAAAGACAAGTAAAACAGCAACAAAGGCTTCAAGATATACAAATACAAGGACAGAGGCAGATGATGGACTACAGCATGCAGAAACAACTGCAAATGTGGAAGGCAACAAGTTACCCGGCACAGCTAGAAATGATGAAACAAGCAGGAATAAACCCTGCACTAATGTACGGAATGAGCGGAGGAGGAGGAACCACAACAGGTTCACCATCAGGAAACGTATCAGGAGGAACCGCAAATCAAAACCCGGGTGAAATACAACAATCATTAGGAATGGCAATGCAACTACAATTGCTAAAAGCACAAAAAGACAACATAGAGGCAGACACAAAACTCAAAGAAACAGACGCAACATTAAAAGGCGGGCCACAAACCGAAAACATCAAAGCAGACACAGCAAACAAAATAGCAGATCAAATAATCAAAGACTACACTGGCAGAGAAACAAAAGACCAATACGAACAAATCAAAGCACCTAATAGAGAAGCAGAAGGAAGAACATATGAAAATGAATTAGCAGCTCGTGAAGGAGTAGCACAAACACTGCGAGAACTCTGGGACAACGGAAAACTATACGGTAAATCACTAGCAGAAATAGAAACAATAACCCTTCAAAATGCAAAAACAAGAGCAGAAACAAAAAACATACAAAAAACGTTCGACATACTAGAACAAAACCTTAAAGGAGCATCACTAGACAACGTTATCAAAGAACTAGAAACAAAATTACAAACACAAACAGGTATAGACAGCAAAAGCCCAACCTGGCTAAAAATACTGGGTAGACTATTCGTAGAACTAACGAAATAAAATGTGCTTATACCCACAATTAATAAGAAACAAAAAATACACCGCAACCAAAAAAAACGACGGGGTTATACCCGTCGTTCATGATCAAAGAGTACTAGCAATACCAATAGGATGCGGAAACTGCATAGAATGCAGAAAGCAAAAAAAAAGAGAGTGGCAAATAAGACTAACCGAAGAAGTAAGCGAAAAAAGAAACGGAAATTTCATTACACTAACATTCAGCAATGAATCAATAAAACAGCTATGCGAACAAGAAAAATTACAAAACCTCAAAGGCTACACACTAGACAACGCAATAGCAACAACAGCTATGAGACTATTTCGAGAAAGATGGAGGAAACGATTCAAAAAAGCACCGAGACGATGGTTCGTTACAGAACTAGGACACAACGGAACGGAAAATATACACTTACATGGTATACTTTGGACAGACGAGCAATATGGAACGATTGCAAACATATGGCAATACGGATATATCTGGCCAAAACCGTCAAGTACTATAAAGACCTACGTGAACGAAAGAACAGTTAACTACCTAATAAAATACATAAGCAAACAAGACTTAGACCATCCAAATTATAAAAGTAGAATACTATGCAGCCCCGGAATAGGGGCTAACTACCTAAACAAATACCAATCACAACTAAACAAATACAACGGAAATAAAACAAACGAAGCATACAGACTACCAACCGGACACAAATCGAGCCTACCGATATACTACAGAAACAAAATATACTCAGACGAAGAACGAGAAAAACTATGGCTACAACGACTAGACAAAGACGAAAGATGGGTATGTGGTGAACACATAAAAGAATACTCAAAAAACAAAGACGACTATTACAACCTAATAAGGTGGCACAGAATAAGAAACAAAGAATTGGGATATGGAACCAGCGATAAAGACTGGGATAAAATACAATACGAAACAGAGCAACGAATCCTACTGTATAATAAAAGAATTGAAGCCACAAATCAATTCTAATAAGGGTATCACGGAGGGCTCCGCCCCCGTACCCCCGCCCCTCGCCGGGGAGGCAGGAAAAAGGTTATATATGAACTGGTACGAGCCGTGGCGGAGGAACCGCCACTCCAGTTAACATAATGAGTAATAGCAATATAAAAATAAATTAGGAAGAATAAAAATAATAAAATATATTGCATAATAATTAAACTCATCTAGCAATGACAAATCAACAAATCATCAAAAGATTAGAAAAACATGGCTGGAAAGCCATAAGAGGAATCAAAGGATTCTGGTGCATAATAAACGAATACAACCTACACGTTGTAACATCAACAAACTTATCAGAAGCATACAAATTCGTAAAAGTCAGATTAAAATGAAATACAAAACAACATGCATATACGTGAACCTTGACACAGGTGAAATAATATCACCATACTTAGCAAAATCAGAATATAAAGTAATCAAAAAAACTAAAGAATACAAACATGAAAAAACACATACCATCAGATGCACAATCACCAACCAATGCAGAAGAACACTTCAGCAAAAACTCTTCTGAAGAACAAAATGGAATATATGAAGACTGGTTGGACGCAGTAAAAAATCAAGATACTGAACCAGAATTAGAAGATAGAGAAACATGGCAATACGTAGAAGGAACACCATTCCACGTAAAAGGAAATAAAAATAACGGTTACGTAGCAACCATGAGCAACTATATACTAACTGAACCTAAAGAAACAATTCAAGAAGTAGAAGATTACGTCAGAAGCAAACCGTGGGAACTAATGGTAACAGTAATCAATATAGTAATGAACATCCGCGAAACAATATTAGCAAAAGCAAAAAAAGAACAAGAAAAAGAAGTGAAAGAACCATTCACCAAAGACGAATACAATCAATATTACACTAACACTAAAAACCCAAAAACAAATGGTTAAGAAAACACTTGGCGGAGACCGCTTAGGTAGCGGAAACAAAATGAAAATAGAACTACACGGCTACGAAAGAAGTACTCACGACTTAGGGTACCCGTGGAGATCAACAATGGCACCGGGAACACTAGTACCATTCATAGTAGAATTATGCCTACCCGGAGACACGTTCGACATAGACCTTGAAGCTTTCATAAACACACATCCAACATTAGGGCCTCTATTCGGCTCATACAAACTGCAATTGGATGTGTTTAAAGCAGATATAAGACTATACCACAGAAGCTTACACAATAACGCGTTAAACGTAGGACGTAACATGGGAGCAGTAAAAATGCCAATGGCAACCCTGTACGGACACACAGTAAATCAAGACACAATAGACCTAGACAACGCACAAGTAAACCCATCATGTATATGGGCATACCTCGGAGTAAGAGGAGTAGCGTATAATACACTTAGTATACCAGTAGCAAGACAATTCAACGCAATACCATACTTAGCTTACTGGGACATCTACAAAAACTTCTACGCAAATAAACAAGAAGAAATCGGGGCAGTAATACACTCACCAAAACCCGATATATTCACAACAGTAACAGACATACTAGTTAATGCAACAAGCTTACCACAGGCGCCAACATCAGCTGCAGTAAATTTCAGAAACGGAGATGCACTGGGAATAGACTTCGCAGGAACACAACCAGACCCAGCAACAATAATGGTAACGATATTCGTACCAAATGCGGTAACAATATCAATGGCAGACCTAGCATCAGGGCCATACGACTTACAAGCACCCGGACAACTAAGAGCTGAATACGACTTCGCTAGATACGGCAACATGACAGGAAGATACTGGAACTACATCGAGCCATCTAACGTAGGAGTAGTAACACCTAAAGTAACAACATTCCAACTTAGTCAAATAGACCAAATGAGGGATAACATACTTGGTGCATCATCACCTACAGCTGTAAATATCAATGACTGGGAATTAGACCCGTACGCATATACATGCCCGATAACAGCAGACCCTGACTACAATCCACTAATACAGACACAGGAAGGACTAGCACTAAAGACATACCAAAGCGACCTATTCAACAACTGGTTATCAACAGAATGGGTAGACGGGATGACGGGATTAAACGAAATATCAAAAGTAAGTACAGCAGGAGGATCATTCCAAATAGATCAACTATATCTAGCCAACAAAATATACCAAGTAATGGCAAGAATAATGGTCAGTGGAGGATCATACGATGACTGGCTGGACGCAGTATACGACCACGACAGATTCGTAAAGACAGAAATACCAACCTACCACGGAAGCCTTATAAAGGAAA